TACTCTCGTTAGGATAAGAAATAAAGGTAAGTAGATGGCAATAGCAAGTGCATCGTTAGCTTATAGACGGTCGGCTTTGATGACCGCTACTAAAGTAACAACTAAACCACCATCAGAAGCAGTCTTAAGAGCCAGAGACGACTTCAAAGACTTCTGTGTCTATATGGGGAAAGCTCCTGCTAAGCACATGATGGAGTGGCATAAAGAACTATGCACAGGTGAAGACAGTGAATGTTTGATTGGAATCGGTGGACCTAATACGTCAATCCTCGCTCCAAGAGGATCAGCTAAAAGCACCGTGTTGGGATTGTTTGCTGCATGGATGATTGGACGCCATACAGCGGCAGGGCAGATGCTTAGGATCCTTTATATCGCTTATATGGTGGATATTAGTCGAGCTAAGTCAGCGACTATCAAAGGTATTTTAAATAGCCCTAAATACCGAGAGATCTTCCCAATGGTACGTCTCTCGAAAATCAAACGTAGTGATGAGTATTGGAGTATCGACTATGAATTTGCGGGTATTGACACAGCAGGTGAGGAAGCTTTCACCATTGCGTGTGGAGGTCTCAAGGGTGCTATCACGTCGAAACGGTCACAGCTGGTGCTTATCGATGACCCTATTAAATCCGCTTCGTCAATCAATAATCCAGACATTCGTCGTGAAATGGAACAAACATGGTCTAACGTTATTGCGCCGACGATGTTTCAGGGGGCACGTGCTATTTGTTTGGGTACGCGGTTCCACTTCGACGATATTCACGCCACGCTTTTTATTCCTAAAAACAACTGGAGACAGATTATCCAGAAAGCGTTGATCACTGATAAAGACGGAAGGCATCGATCGTATTGGCCAGAGTTCTGGTCTATGAAATATCTCAACGAACGTAAGCAAGAGGATCGTGTTGCTTTCGCTTATCAGTACTTGAACACAGCTGTCAAAACAACCGATGTTGGTATCTCTCCTGAACTCTTGATCAAGAGTGAAGTGCCAGACGACTATGACTGTATTGGCGTAGGTATTGACCTGAGTGCTGGTCTATCCGAGAAAAATGACTGGACCGTTATGACCCTTGGTGGAATTAAAGACGGAAAGATCTATCTAATTGATCAGCGTAGAGAACGGTCAATGGGAAATCTCAAAAAGATGGACACCTTATGTGAGATGCTTTCAGATTGGAACATCCTTCAGGAAAACGATGAGGGTCAGTTCTTCCCAACAATGTCACCATGCATGATCTGGCCTGAAGCAGTTGCTTATCAAACATCTTTTGAGGGAGACTTCAAACGAGTTATGTTTGATAACCGTGGTCTATTTAATCTAAGCATCTCTCCTGTAAAAGGGTTTAAAGGAGATAAACTAGCCCGCTTAAGAGGAGTACTTGGTTTGTATGAAAATAAACGGATAATTTGGAATAAGTGGCGCAAATGGGATGTTCTTGAAGAAGAGCTGCTTAACTTTGGCCACGCCTCTCATGATGATGCGGTCGATTCAATGGTATTAACAATGGGTGGCTTATTGAGACGTGGTCATCTTCAATTAGACTACAATGATAATAGCTTAACGTTATGACTAAGAACTGCTATGAAAAGCTCATATTACAATGATCCGCAGTCATTTTTAAAATCTAAGTTAGACGAAAATAAAAAAGAAGAAACAGAGATCCCTACTTCTTATCCATCAAACCAGCCTGAAGTTGAGTTTTCAGATAACGAATCAGTGTATAGACCAGGTTTTGGGATTACTGCTCCACCTGCATTAGATAAAACTCCTGCTCCTGAAGCTGGCGGTCCAAAGCCCGATTACGTATCAATGCCTGAAAGGCCAAAGCCAGACATTAGCTACGATTCATCACCGGCTAAACCGAGTCCTACTCCTAAGCCTGATGTAAGTTCTCCTCCTACCTACCAAAGACCAGGCATTGATAATGCTGATCAGTACGATGCAGCGTTTGAGTACATGCGTGAAGCAGATGATATTAAAGCTTCACCAATAGCAGATCGCATTAGTATTCCACAACCAGGATATGGTGGTAGACCAGCGCGAGATATTTTGCCAGTTAATTTTGATTTTGATGATACTCCATTAACTGATGATGTAAGGTCCGGAAATTCGTTGAAGAATTATGAGGGCAGGGATTTTGTAGCTAAGTTTGGAGGTGACAACAACTTCCGAAATAGTGATTATTTTGATGTAGCACAACAGGGGATTAATAAAGCTTTTGAAAATCAAGTGATTGATTATCGTGAAATGGCTAAAGGCATGGCCGGAGAAATTCAAAACTCATATGATAAATCACAAATTGCTTATGCACATCTGTTTGGAGATGCATTCTTTGATGGTAATTATCAGCCAGCGAAATGGAAGAATCCTAAGCCACCTGAAGAAAAAGATTACTACAGTAGGAACAATGACTTGTACAAAGAAGTTATGGAATCCTTAGATTAATAAAGGTACTGATAATGCAAAACAACCCTTCCGGCCCTTTTCAACAAATTCTTACTGCCGCTAAAGAAAGAAGAGGCGATCTTTCAGTTGACACAATGATTGTTAGTTCGCATCTTGCACAGATGCGGATGTTTATCTTGCGTCGTGGCATTGAGTTCTTTGCTAATCAAGATTCATACGGATACCGTAAGGATTTTATTGCCAAGGTTTGTCATGACAATATGCTGGACATGAAGCTCGACAGTATTGTCGATTACTTCTTGTGTGATGGTCAAGGTCTTTTCTACTTCAGGCCTAGTGGCGATTCATATCAGCTTCTTTATTTCCCGAAAGAAAACTATCGTGCATACCGTGCTCAAGATGGTGAGTTAGATCATATTGTCCTTATCTACACCTTTAATGTCAAAGAAGAGAACTCTCTTGACACCTACGCAATTGGTGATGGTAGGGGCAATCGTAAGAAGTACATCAGGCTGAGTGTATTTAAAGATCGCTTAGAGCAAACGATTTCTAATGAGAAAATCAGTTTTGACAGCGACATCGGCATGATGGGCATGAATGCTGGTCAAACAGAAACCCTCACGAATAGTTTAGGTTTCATCCCTGCTGTCGAAGTGTTCAATCACATGGACTGCACAGGTGAGGCAACTGGCAATGGTGAGTTTGATTGGCTACAGAATCAAATCATGTATCACGATGAGCTGGTCAAGAATGTAAGAAAGAATCTTCGGTTCTTTGGTAATCCTACGCTGATCTCTAGTCGGCCAAAGCACGACATTATTGAAAGCGGCGATGAAGGTACATTCAGGCCAACGATCAGTTCACAAGCAGGCTTTGCAGCATTAGGTAGAGCAAGTACCAGAGTTAGCGAACCATTTGGTGGAGTATCTGCTCTAGATGGTCAAATTAAAGTGCCTCGTGTTATCGCTAATCTTGAGCCAACAGATCGAATCAGTTACTTAACACCAGATAGTGTTAGTGGTGATCAAAACTTATATGTGAAGCAGTACAGGTCTGAGATCCGTCTTGCCTTGGGTGGTGTTGATGATATTGACATTGGTACAGCAGGTACAGCCTTTGAAATTAAAACCCTCTATGGACGAGTAGCTGCAACAGCTGAAAAGAAAGCCAGAGCATTATTCTCGTATGGTTTATGTAGGTTGTTCGGGTTAATGATCGACCATGAAGAACACATGTTCAAGGAAAGCTTTGCAGCTGTCTTGGGCATCATTAAACCTACAATTCCACTCAAGGAAGAGTTTGAAGATCCGGCTGCTTACGAGATGGCATTTAATGATTATGTGACAACTTACGAGAAGTTTGTTATTGAGAGAGATGAAGCTATCCGTGTTAGACTAGACGCAGGCGATATGCCTAAAGGAGTAATTGGACTGATTCCAGACGGCTCAACGAAAGTTGACTGGCGATGGAAAGGAGAGGTGTTTGAAGAAAGTTCTGATGACATCCTCCAAAACAGTATTGTGGTTCGAAACCTTCAGGAATTGGGTGTTGATTCTATTGAAGCACTCAAGTACTTGTTCCCAAGTAAAACTGATGAAGAACGAGCAGCAATGCTAAGCGGATATCCTTTCCGAATGGTTCAGCAAACTCAGCAAAGTATTAACCAGTTTATTGGACTCTTAGGTAATCTCTATCAATTGCCTCATCCACAGACGCCAGATAAACCTCTTGCGTCTGATCCAAATTTAGATATTACTGGATTCCTATATAGATCACTTGAATTTTTAAGAAAGGAGTTAAGTTACAGTGGAAGGTACAAACCAAGCAGTAGCGACGACAGCCCCCGCAAGCTCAGCGATGCCGACCAGCGTCGCGCAGCCAACGGTCAGTCCGTCCGAGATGAACCAACAACCGACCTACCAGGCATCGGTTCAACCCCAAGTTCCGGCTTACCAGGCACCGGCCCAGGCGCAGCAGGCTTCGGCACCCCAGGCCAATCCATGGCAGCAGGCGTTCCAGGCACTGAGCGCAAGCTTGAATACAAGCAGCCCCTCCCTGGCCCAGGCGCAACCCTCAACATTCCAAGCAACACCAACACCCCAGGTCAATACACAGGCCAGTTGGGCTTCGGCTCAGCCGCAGGTGCAAGCCCAGTATTCGGCAGCCCCGACTTACAGTCCCCAAGCTTCAACCCCGGCTTATCAGCCCCAAGCCCAGGTAGCGCCCCAGGCTCCCCAGAACGTGCAGGCATCAGTCCAACAGGACGCCAGCGCCGCAGTGGCACGAGACGGGTATCTAAGTCAAATCAGCAACGAAAGTCTTGAAGTCCTTGAGCACTTTGGTGCTGAAGCTCCTTCACTCCTCAACCAGTACGCCTGTGCAGTTGAAGATGCGCTGATCGAATCCGTACAGCGTGGACAGTCACAGACTCTGATGCTGGAAGCAGCTGGTGAAGAGCGTGCAGCTATGAACCTCATGCTGACTGATCCAGACGTGCTGGCCGATTACGTCAACGACTTCTACGGCCCGAATGGTCCTTATCCGACCCCTACAGCTGAAGAGCAAAC